AGTAGAAGTTTCTGCTAACGGTGGAACTAACTATACGAACGCCACACTTGTAGCTGGTGGTGCATTCTCCACCGGAATAAACATAGCGGCAGTAAGTGGGGTATCAGTAACTGCGGGGACTGCGCCTAAATACAGAATCAGTTTCGCTAACCAAGCATCAGGTAGTAAAGAAACCCAAGTCCACGGCGTTGCGCTACTCTATTAGGAGTGCTATTGAATAATGGACGACAATGCTCTCGAACTTCTCTTACGTGACGCAGCACATAAGGGTGCTCGTCAGGTATTAAAAGAAATCGGTTTAGCCGATGAAGATGCCGTAGTAGATGTTCGAGAGCTTCGTGGTTTATTAGAAGCCTGGCGCAGTGCCAAAAAGACGGCAGGACAAACCGTCATCAAAATGCTGACTGTAGCTTTTCTTACCGCCTTAGCTATAGGAGCATGGGTAAAATTTGGCGGAAACAATTAATAGGAGGCTATAATGAAGAAAATAGTAGAGAAGATAAAGGGTAATAAAGTGTTGATGTGTGCACTCATCGCTATAGCTCTTTTCGCTGTCTACAATCTTTTCACCGGCAACATCACTATATAGAAATGCACATTAACTTAACCAAGGGGGGGTCAATCCTCCTCTTGGTTTTTTTACTTCTAGGGTGCTCCACCCTTAAACCAGCTATAACTGCTGGCACATCTGCTGGGTTATCCGCCATAGGGGGCGCTGCATTCGGACCTGTGGGGGCTGCTGTAGGAGCTGCTTCTGGAGTTATAATCTCAGAAATTGTAATAGATGAAACACCTGTCGGGAGAAGAATAGTGGAAGCTAATTTCTGGACAACTATTGGTACGTTAATAGAGACGACAGGGTGGGTAGTAGTGCTTATATTTCTAATACCTATGTTATTAGGGTGGCTTATACCTGGCCCATACGTGGGAAGGAAGAAAAAAGATGACAAGTAAATATGATTTAAGAGGGGTTCCTGTAAAGAAGGAGTCCAGATCGGCACACCTACCCAAAATGAGTGGGAAACCAATCATAAAATCTGGTAAGAAGAAGAAAGGTTGAAGCCTAAAGAAACTCTAGCGGCTATAGACGCCCTAGAGAAATCTAAGGGTTGGATCTATATAACGCACGTTATACGCGGAGAGATTTTAATATCCGCCGAGAGAATGGGCGAAAAAAGAAAAATGGAAATAGATGAAATACATTTCCAAAGGGGGGCAATCTGGGCTGCCCAGCAATTGCTCAAAATGCCTGAGCGACTACGTCTTCGTCTCGAAAATGAAGTAGCTCTGGGTTCCGCTAAGGCCGAACTAAAGGAGACAGAAAATGGCTGACGAAAACGTAGATAGAATGGCACGTAGTGCTATGGGTTTAGAACAGGTAGATGACACTCCATCTGCTAAACCAGATCCTCTTGCAGAACAGGAAGATAAAGACCGCCCAACAGACCAGGAAAGAGCTGCTGCTGAAGGTGCCCCAGTAACTGAAGCAGATAAGATGTCAGCTCCTCCAGTTACTTACGAAGTTAAGTTTGGGGATGATGATGTCAGGCAATTATCGCCAGAACAGATATCCTCCACATTTAACAGATATAGGGATCTTAATTACAGGCATGGGCAGATGAAACCCATTACTGATACAGCTACCGCTCTCATGGAGAGATATGGGGCTGATCCATATCAGGTTGCAGAAGCCATGATTAACTCTGCTAAAGAACAGGAAGGCAAGGTAGGAAGCGAGGATAATCCAGAGGTACCTAACTCCTCCGATGCCGCTGGTCTTAGAAAATGGGAAGAAGAAAACGCAGTAAGTCTCCCACCAGGATATCAAGAAATTGCGTCGAATATGAAAAACTTGCAGGAAATGCAGGGGCAGACTCAACAGATGCTCCAATCTGTTATAGCTAACTCTCAGGCTGTAGCTGACGCAGGTCAGGAGGCAGTATCGGGAGCGGAGAGCCAGATGCAACAGGCTTCTCAGCAACAGATAGCTAATAACCTGGATAAAGTACAGAATTCTCTGGGCTTACCTGACGAGGCTGCTCAGGATTTCATGATGTTTGTTGCAGAAAGGGGGTTTACTCTAGAGGATATGGTAGATCCACAGATTGCCCTAACGCTGGGACAGGACTTTAAAAACCAGAGAAACTCGGTAGAATTTGATAGGCTGAGATCTCAGGCAGAAAGACGCACTGCATTCACAGGATCAATGGGATCAGCACCAGCTACTCCAGCTACTGAAGCCGCCCCTAAGGACGAAATGGATGATACTATGCAGAGATTAGCTGACGCTAAAAACGCAGAAAGAAATAGACCACTTTAGAATACCGGTCCCCGGCTGCCGCTCGTTTCTCCATCAACGCTCCTCCTCCAATTGGCAGTCCGGGGACCACTTAATTTAATATGAGCGCATTTGATTTTTTCAGGAGGCATTACGAGGAGGTAGGAACATCCTACTGGGGGCACTTTAAAAGGGCTATATGGTTCTCTGCCTGTCTTCTTTTAGCCTCCGTAGTCTGCTTAATACACGCTATATTCCCTCCCTTATTCGATACTACGACTAGTAAAATTGTCGAACGTATTTACGAAAGTATGCATAAAGTAGGGTAGAAAACCTACTCACTTATACTGTATATATTGTTCTTCAGGCGCTACGGCTCTTGAATAGCGATGCTGTTTATGCGAAGGACATCCCGCAGCTGCAGCGAATTCGCTTAACCGAAAACTTTTTACTGCTTTTATACCAAGGAGGTATTTACTATGGCAGCTATCCAAGGTTTACGGGGCACTGGCGAGTTTGGTGTTGACTTTCGCCCCAAAAACTACCGTGAGTTATTCACGCTGCTGGAGCCAAACGGCACAGCGCCTCTGAATGCTTTGCTCGCTATGACTCAGAGCGAGCCTACAGATGACCCTGAGTACAAAAACTTCCGTGATGAAATGCCAGAACGGAAACTAACCGCCAATGGCGCTGTTGCTAGTACTTCTACTACTACAGTTACTGTTGATGGTGGCAGTGGTACAGACCGTACCAAGTTCGTTATAAAAGGCTCGATTATCGTAAACGTTGATACCGGTGAAGTTATGCATGTCACCGCAGATGCAACCTCAGCTACAGCGTTTGTAGCCACGAGGAACATCGGCGGTACTGCGTTTCAGATTGCCGATAACGCTGACTTGATAATCTCGGGCTTCGCAGCAGTTGAAGGAGACGTTAGCCCAACGGCAGTGTCTTTTGATGCTACTGTGGTATCGAACTATACCCAGATTTTCCGAACAGCCTTCAAGGTAACGAACACATTACGTTCGACCTACCTACGAACTGGCGATAAGGAAGACGAGGTGACGACCAAAGGCTTGAAGCTTCACATGAGCGACATTGAACGCGCCATGTTCTTCGGCATCAAGCATGAGGCCAACGGTTCTTCGGCACAGCCAACCCGCTATACCGGCGGACTTCTGAAATCTTTTACGACCGTCATTGATGGTAACGCTGGCTCATATGGAAGTAATTCCATTACTGAGCTGGAATTCGACCAGGAACTGATCGAAACCATCTTCGCTTTCGGATCAAATCAGAAACTGGCATTCTGCGGCGCGCGAGTTGCAAGCAACCTGCAGCAGATCGGAAAAGCACGATGGCAGCCGACGCAAGTCGAAGGATCATACGGTGTAAGTATGACCCGTTACTCGACGTTCGCTGGTGACCTGTTAGTGCATCTCCACCCACAATTCCGGCAGATTCCGGAAATGGCCAATTCTATGGTCATTATCGACCTGCCATACGTGCGTTATCGCTATCTGAAAGGACGTGATACTGCTCTATTGAAGAATAGACAGAGTCCAGATGAAGATGCGGTGAAGCATGAGTACCTGACTGAATGTGGCCTAGAGCTACTTCAGGACAAGGTCCATGCGCACATTAAGAACTGGGCTATCGTCGGTTAATAGGACGACCAACCACAGTTTTTTAAGCATATTAGGGTCACGGCACTACGCCGTGGCCCTATTTTTTTGGAGTTTCAACTATGGCAGAATCCAGAGACTTTGCACCTCATATAACTAATAAGAATAATAGCCCTCTAGAATACTTGGCTATGTCAGCCTTACGCAGGTTCGGAGACTTCCACGCATCCAGTGTTGACGGGGAAGTAATTCTAATGTTTTTAGAATTTGCTAACCAGATTTTGGATGAGGTCAGGAGGCATCCATACTGGGACTCACCAGGTGACGCTGATAAAGTAGAGCTTAATTATTATGTACACCCAAGCGATATAAGACCTGCAAATGACAATGTAATGATATCTGGATTGCTGTTTTTATACGCGGTCCAGCAGGGTAGCGACAAAATATCTCTATATGGGCCTATGTATTATCAGACCTTGAACCAGGAACTATGGGACAGATTAAACATAGTAGACAAGGATGGGGCCGATGGGGGCAATACTCCCATTAGACTAAGAGTTGTGGATGACAACGTTGCTTCAACAACTCGGAAAGGAAAAAGAACTAGTCCTATTACTGGTCAATATAAGGCTGCTTCATGACATCTACTGTCCACACCAACTCTGGTGTAGAAGTAAAATCGTATGCGTACGAAACATTTGCTGGCCTGGATAGCTCCAGAGATTTAAGATCTCAAGATACCGGTAAAGAACAGCATCTAGCTGTATTAGAAAACGCCCACTGCGATTGGAGGGGTCAGATAGTAAGAGATCCGGCAGCTCAATTTAGAAAGGGGGAACGTAGAGTAGACCACATAGTTTTCTACTCTCCAGGAAAGTTAGCCTGGGCAGAAACTACTGGTGGGGGAGTAAAGTTTACTACTGATAATGACGTATCTCTTGATGTACATCCTTTAGGAGCAAAAATATCCAGTACTGTATTTAATAGGAAAGTTCATTTTTGTTCTTTAGCCTTGCCAACATACAGCTTTAACGGTTCCGCATGGGAACCAACTAAATCTGCTGCACTAGCTAGTCTTGCTCCAGCCTACATTACTGCCGTACAAAGGAGGATGGTAGTAGCTGGTATTCCAGGTAAGGAAACTGAAGTACATTTATCCAGAGTTGATAACGAATCAGTTTTTCCAGAAGATGAAGACCCAACAGAAAATAGTGTTTTAAGAGCTGGGTATATTAATATTGCAAATATACTGGGTACTGCTGACCAGATAACCGGGGTAGCCGCGTTTGAACAAAACAGGCTTGTTGTCTTTACTGCAGATAGATCATTTGTATACAAGATAGACCCCAGTATTAATGAGTGGTTCTTAGATGAGAGGGCCAATATTAATATTGGAACAATTTCCCACAACTCCATAGCTCACGCTGGAACTGACTTATTGTTCTGTTCTAGAAATGGAGTTCATTCAATTGTCAGATCTGAGGATAATGGAATACTCGTATATAGCCAGTCTATGTCAGATAAGGTGGAGATTACATATAGAGAGATGTTGGCCGGAGTAGATGACAAGGACGATGTAAGCGCTGTATTTGACCAGGATGAAGGGCAATACCATGTATTCTTTCCTCAAACTGGAGGCCTTTATTCTAAACGTCTAACCCTAACTCTTAACCCAGAAGTAGGAGGAAGGCCTAGATGGAGTACTGGGTCATTTATAAATGCTAGATCGGGGGTTTTTCTAGGAGGTAGCCTGGTATATGGCACTTCCGGTGGAGTATATGATATCAAGAAGGTAGAAGAAGTTGGAGATACTAAACCAATCATGATTGCCCAAACCCCTATCTTATGGACAGGGTCTATATCCGAAACAAAGGATGCACATAGCATAGTAATACAGGCCCAGGGCAGTGGCATTCTTACGGTAGACGCTAAGGACGAAAATGGCAGGGACTTGGCATCAATGAAATTTGATGTTACCCCAGATGAGGTGGACGACAAATTTATTGCCGACGTGCCATTATCCGCCCAGTATGAACGTAAATTTGATGTCCGCTTCAGGGGGTTACAACTGAAGTTCACTTTGCAATCCAGCGGTCTTTTTAGACTAGTAGGGTTTTCTATAAATATAAGAGAGCCAAAGAAAAAGAGATAAAGTTATGG